GGGGCTTTCTTGACGACATATTCTCCTCGTTGATACTTTAAGGGTGATTTGTACTCTTTTTTAAAGTATCTCTTGGGTGTATTTGTGTTTTTCCTAAATATCTCGACCATAATCTCTAAGGGGGCTACTCCAGAGACAAAAAAAGCTTCCGAAGAAGCCTATAATGTTAACCTGAAAAAGAAAAAAAGGGGAAAAAAAGAAAAACATGGATTTTATACCAACTTTTGACCACCTTGTCAACCCCCTAAATAAAAATAAATTTTCATTGACACTAATTTATGTACAATTTCATCATTATGTGGTATAATATGTATATTATGACTGTACAACCACAATTTGGTTCTTTATTAGAGCAAATCTGCTATGAATATGAAAAATATGGTAGATTTAAAACACATATACCAAGCCATCACGTTATTTACATACGTGCGGCTTTAAAAGGACGTACTGGGAAAGACTTCAGCGTTGAGGATATAGAAAAGGCATTGGTAGCGGAGGGTATGTCGCAGTATGTGTAGAGAGTAATCTCTATCGTCACAGAGCAGCTTGATACTGTACTTATTCCTGCGGGGTTCGATGCAGTTACTCAAGTTTAGGGCGAGATTATACTAATGTCGGTCTCGCCCATTATTTTTAGGAAGAAGAATGTTTAAGACACTTGTATTAGTATGTTTATCAACAAATCCAAACATATGTCAAGCACTAGAGGATTTGTATGGACCTTATAAGACTGAGAAGCAATGTATACAAAGAGCGTATGAGATAGCTAGGGATTTACCAGAACATATGCCTAATTACGTGGCTATGAAGTATAAATGTGTAGACCCTTTTAGTAAAAAGTCTACTAAGAAGAATATCTAATGGCAGGTATGAAAGGGCACACCATAAAGGGCGGACATAAGCGACCAACTAAGGCTGGTGCTGGTATGACCAAGAAAGGTGTGGCTAAGTATCGAAGAGATAACCCTGGCAGTAAATTAAAGACTGCCGTTACAGGTAAAGTAAAACCAGGAAGTAAAGCAGCTAAAAGAAGAAAGTCATTTTGTGCTAGAAGTGCAGGACAGATGAAGAAGTTTCCAAAGGCAGCTAAGAATCCTAATAGTCGTTTAAGACAAGCAAGGAGAAGATGGAAGTGTTAATAGAATTAAACTTTAGATTATTTAAGGTACTTAATAAGATTAGCAACAATTGTTATAGACGTTATGTAAGATTACTACATAAGTCACAGGGGAGAATATAACTAGTGCCTAAGTATAAAGGTAAAAGAGTTGCAGGAGAACCTGGAACTATTGAATACAGAGGATATAAGATTTATAATAATAAAGGGGAAGAAGGTGCTCCGTATTTAATATACGGACCAGGAGAGTCTAACCCTGATGACGGTGCTGAAACATTAAGAGACAGTAAATTTCTTATAGATGGTTTTTTAGGGAAAAAAATGGGAGGCACTAAAGTAGGAAAGAAATCTATAATGGATTTACCTACTAATGTGCCTAGATTACAAGGGAGAATATAGTGCTCAGTGCATTAATTGGACCTATAGCTAGTTTAGCTGGGACTTGGTTTGAGAACAAAGTCGAGAAGACAAAGGCAGAAGGACAAGCTAAGGTCGCAGAGGCTCGTGCTCGTGCTACTGTTGCAGAGAAAGTTGCAGCAGGTGAGGTTGCATGGGAAGGTAAGATGGCAGATGCTACTGTGGATTCTTGGAAAGACGAATTTGCGTTAGTGGTGCTACTAACCCCAGCAATTTTAGTTTTTATTCCAGGGATGACGGAATATGTTGAACATGGATTCACAATACTGGCAACTCTTCCAGAGTGGTATCAGTACTTATTATATATTGCAATTAGTGCAAGTTTTGGAATCAAAGGAGTTGGACAAGCTGCAAAGATGTTCAAGAAGAAATAAATGAATTTAATTACACTACAAAATGAAATAGCAGATGATGAAGGAGTTATGTACGAAACCTATAACTGCTCACTTGGTCATTTAACTGGAGGAATTGGACACCTTATTACTGAATGGGATACAGAGTATTATGATAAGCCTGTAGGTACAAAGATACCAAATGAAAAAGTAGACGAATGGTTTGCAGTTGATATAAATGTAACTTTATCCGATTGTCATGAGATATTCCCTGATTTTAATAATCTACCAGAAGAGGCACAATTAGTAATTGCCAATATGTGTTTCCAATTAGGGCGACCAAGATTAAGTCAATTTAAAAAATTTATTGCAGCGGTAAATGATGCAGATTGGATTAAAGCTTCTGAAGAGATGGAAGACTCTAGATGGCACAAGCAGACAACTGAGAGAGCAGAGCGGCTAATAGCACGCATTATTAAACTAGGAGTACCAGTATGACAAAAAAGATGGATGAAGAAAAATTTATGGAGCAATCTCGTAAAAATGTAAGCAAAATTGGTAAAGGTGGCGAAGATAAAATAGACACCAGTAAAATGAAAATGCGTGTCAGTGATAATGACAAAAGTTTAGCTCAAGCATTAAGATTTAGATTAGATGTACATCCTTCTGTTTCTGACGCTACAATACTAAAACAATACAGAAGACAAGGAATAAATGCTGATTTAAAAAAGAAAGAACAAGTTGGTAAAAAAGCTGGGGGTGCTAAAATGGAAAAAAAATCAATTATGGAACTACCAACTAATGTGCCAAGGTTGATGAAAGGTGCTCTACTAGGAGACCTTAATAAAGATGGCAAGATGTCTGGATACGAAACAGCTAGACAAAATGCTATTGAGAAAAGTATGAAAGAACAGAAAACTAAGAAAGCTAAAAGTGGTTTAGCAGTGGGCATAGCAAATATTAAAAAAGCTAAAGACGGTATGTTAATGTCTGATAGGGATAAACAAGTCCAAGAACAAAAGAATAAAACTCAAGCTAAGACTATGAAAGATAAGGTTTTTAATAATCCTCGTATATCTGACCAAGACATGAAAATGCTAAATAGTATTTTTAATAAGGGTAAAATATCTGACCAAGATATGAAAACTATAAAAAGATTTATAAAATAAATGAGTGATAAACAAAAACGAGTTAATTATTTTGATTTAAAAAGAGATGAGACTATGGCTCTTAACGAGTACATAAAAAGTCCTGTATCTGACAAAGATTTAAAAAGTAATCCCCCAGTGAAAAAAATAAATATGTCTAAGAAAAAAGTTGGGGGAGTATCTGTAAAAAAAGAAAAGCCTAGTATCATGGAATTACCAACTAACGTACCCAGATTAAAAAAGGGGGCAGGTATGATTGAATTACCTGATGGCGGCAAATATTTCCCTGGTGGCGAAAGAATGAGCGAGTTTGCTCCTGACGTAGGAAAAAGGGGAGTTAAATTAAGACGTTTAAAGGGTAAACTATTGGAAGGTTTTGATATGCCTACAAAAATTATAAAGCCAACAAAAGAACAATCTAAAATGCCAATTAAAGAATTTATGTTACCAAAAGACAGATATCAAAAAGATTTGAAAAAATTTAGAAAAGCAAAAAAAGAATCATTTTTAGGACTTGGACTTGGTATGAAAGAAGAGCATCCTGAGAACATAAATAAGAAGACCCCATACAAAAGTATGGATTTGCTAGGTAAGCAAAAGAAGAAGAAAATAGCTATATAAGGAGATACTAATGGCTAAACATACTAAAGGTGCTGCTAATGGTGGCAAGAAGAAAAAGAAGCCAATCAAGAAAATGCAGAGTGGCGGAATGAAAATGACCAAGGGCATGGCTCGTGGTGGAGCTAAGACTAAAATGAAAATGGGCGGCTCTAAGATGACTAAGGGATATGCCAGGGGTGGAGCAATAAGACGTAAGTAATGCCGTATCTCATAAGTAACGTACCCCATTTTAAGTGTTGGGTACGTAGGGAGTTTACGTGTAACCATCAAAAGTATCATGGAGAGTTTCTTCATGCTATGGTTATAGCCGTAAACACAATCCCAGATAGGTCTTTAAGCTTCCAAGTTGTTTTCACTGGTTGCGAAGTAGACCGAGAAGATGGTCCTGATGCGAATGTGCATGGAGGAGCAATGTGGGCAAGGATGCCTATACAAGCCCTAGTTGCAGATATACCTGTAGAAGAATGGGCAGAACCTATGGAAGACCATTTGTGTCAACCATGGGATTGCGAATCGAGAACACATAGTGTTGTAGTTATGGATAGAGTCAGCTCTTCTCCATGGCTATGTAAGATTGATAATCAGTTCCATAAAGGTAAGTATTTATTTACAGTTGACTACACAGAGAATGACATTGCAGATGACCCAGCACAACATAAGCAGTCTCATGTATTATACTTAACTGGACAGGTAATATTGTAGCTTTACCTAACAACAGAGTTAGAGCAACAAGTCCTGCACTATGGAGAACGGGAGAAGGTGCACCAGATTTTAGCCCTTCACAGTGGACACACTCTGCAGAGTCACATGAAACTTACTTAGACCCTACAATAACTTTTAACAACTTATATTCAGATGGTGACAAAGTTAAAAAGAAAAGAAAGACATAATGCCACATTATACTAAACCTTTAAAAACAATCGTAGGTAAATTAAAAAAAGCATCTAAGGCTCACGCTAAACAAGCTAAAGTTTTAAGTAAAATAGAAAAAGACCAACGAACAAGATATAAGAGTAGTCATGGCAAAAAGAAAAAAAAGTGACCCCAAAGTCGGAACGGGGAAAAAGCCAAAGGGGTCGGATAGACGTTTATATACTGATGAAAACCC